AAGTCCCTGCCCTGGAGATGCTTCGAAGAGTTATATTGGCCGGAATATCCAAGTTGGGGACGTGTTTATTGACTACACCGCGGGGTTTATTCCCGATGCCGAGGCGTTTAAGGTTTTAAGTGTTACCGCGATAAGTGGAAATATTTTTGAAGTCGAAGCTCTGAGGGATTCCGCGAATGGTTACCGCTGTCAGGGATCTTCGGGGGGAAACAACCCGTTTATCGGCTCCCGGCTTTGTCTTGCAACTTATGACCAAGCGACACATTTAAACAACGGTTGGCAAGCAATGTTTCAGCCCCAATGTTATATGACAGTTTATAACCCCGCAGACGGAACTTTTACCTGTCGCAACGAATACTACAACCGGGGACATTATGATGTTTCGGCCCTTCCGGGGGATTTATTCTCCGCCGTGGGTATTCAGGGTTTTGGGGGGTATTTCGGGCAGTCCTCCGCCAGTGACCCCTCAGCTTCGGGGGCAGTTACTTTGCAGCAATGGCCGGGGTGGCCCAGTGTGGATGGGACCGCGAGGAATTATGTTCAAAGTTATATTAGTGGGAGCGGAACGGCAACCACAGGCTTAGGACTTAACTACGGAGTTGACTGGCGGCATTATAACTCTTCGGCAGGCTCTGCGGTTGAATCCACCGGACAGACAATCGGGAATGCCTATACTCTAACTCTCCAGGGGGGAACTTCGGGGGTGTATAAAGTCGCGTCTCCGACTGGGATTTCCTCGATAAAGACCCAACCCTGGAATGTCTGGGTGGGGCAGTATGTTTTGGGGGATATATCAAGTGCTTCAACTGGGGATGTAATCACAGACGCTACTACTTGGAAATTCTGCTATGCTTTTGCCGCGAATGAATGCAGAACGGGAAGTTCGGCGGGGGACTTTTATGTTTCGGTTCCTGGCGGTTTAGACACTGATCTTACCACGTGTGAAGCCTCGCAGATTTCCTACCGTGTATTATGCGCTTTCTTAGGTGACCCCACAAACGGGCAACTTGTAAAACTTGGTATCTCCACCAGCGACCCCGCAGGAATCCGCCAAACTTCCCTTGGCTGGCAATTCACCCGCCCTGGGGCACAATATGTTTATAGCCACGCGCGGATGTTTCCCCCAGGAAATCTTATCCTCGGAACTTCTCATCACTTTCAAGGGGGGCCGACCTTAGCCCTAGGGATTGATCCCGGAAGTATTGAAGAAGGGGTAACGGATGGGAATGGATTTATTCCTGTTAGTGTTAAGAAAAGCGTAAATATTGTGGTGGAATTTGGATATAACAGTAGTTTTTATTGCACCTCGCGGGCTGAAAGTTGTTTTGTGCAATCAGCTACTCTCCAGTCCCCGCCTTTTAAATACGCCTCCGAAAGTGGGGCCACAACTGCGTCGTCATCTACGGTGGTAATCCCTGGGCTAAAAGGGCGAGTACTTTACTACCGTGTGTATACCTCTGGAGTTGCGGGGGATACTCAAGTCGTCGTAGTAAACTAGAATAGAGGGGTTTAATAAAAATGTGGACATATAAGCAGTCAACTGGGGAGATTTTTTGCAAGAACTCAGAGGCCCTGGAGAAGGGGTATGCGGGAAAGGGGGAGGATAAAAACAACCCCCTTAGCCAAAAATTAATTGGTCGTGGACCTCTACCTCGGGGTCTTTACATTGTGGGTCCCGCCGAAAATCACCCCAAATTAGGACCATGTTCGATGTCCCTGAAACCGGATAGTGAGAACGAGATGTTCGGGCGGAGTGATTTCTGGATTCACGGAGATAGTATTACCCGCCCTGGGGAGGCTTCGGAGGGATGTATTATATTAAGCAATGCCCTTCGAAAACGGATCTCGGTAGCCAAGGACAAATACCTCGTTGTGATTGCCTAGGGAAAGGATTTTATGGATGAAAACTATTCTAAGTATCGATGGCGGAGGGATAAGAGGTTTGATTCCTCTGGAAATCCTCAAAGTCTTCCCCCAAACTCCGGACCTGATCGCAGGCACTTCAACTGGGGGGATGATTGCAGTTATGTTGAGCTTGGGGATCTCCCCGGAGGAGATTTCGAGGATATATATTGCAGAGGCGAAGAGGATTTTTCACAAACCCTGGTGGAGAACGGGGTGGTTGTGGAAAACCGAGTATGATGGACAAGGGCTAAGGGAAGTTGTAACCTCTGTGTTGGGGGGAAAGCGAATGAAAGACCTAAAAATCCCCACCATTATCCCTGCGTTTAGGGTTTCGGGACCGAAGAAAAACACCTTGAAGGTTTTTAAATCTTGGACCGACAAAGAGGAGTTGCTTGTTGACGTTGCCCTCGCCACTTCCGCAGCCCCCAAGTATTTTCCCAAATACAAAGACTACGTAGACGGAGGTCTAGCCGCTAACAATCCCTCCGGTTGTGCCCTCGCTGATGCCACTCGGCTATGGCCTGCCGAAAAGTTCAAAATTATATCCCTCGGAACTGGGGTAAAAACTATGGATTTCGAAGTTTCGGGGGGAGCCTTGGAAATTGCCCCCAAAATCATCGACATGGTTATGGATGCGAGTGCAAGTGCGGTGGATTATCAGTGTTTTTGTCACCCGAATGCCCGGTATCATCGGATACAACCCAAGTTGAGGGGCGGAAATTGGCCGATGGATAGTTTCGACCCGAAATATCTTAAAAAACTACAAGATTTAGGAAAAAGTGTTACAAAACTTGAAAAAGTTATAAATATATGCCAGAAACCCTGTTAGATGAACTCTCGCCGACTGATAATGTTGATATGCACAAGTTGGGAAGTAAGGAAATTGATGCCTTCCGGCAACTTCGATGGAAAGCCCGAACGGATCTTTTATTTCTTGCCCGAGAGGTCTTGAAAAAAGACCGAATATCTCGGGAGTTCAACGGGCCGCTGATTGATAAGTTGCAAAAATTCCCCTCCCCAACTTTGGATGTAGCCAAAACGAATGATCGCTGGACTAATGACGGGTGGCTTTATACTCCAATAATTGAATACCCCTCCAATCTTCCGGGGAAGAAACGGAGATTGTTTATTGATTTTCGTTCGAGTTACAAAACCACGCTAAATTGCGAGTGCCATACTATTCAGTGGTTGTTAAACTATCCCACGGTTTGCATTGCATTGTTTCAGTATAAGTTGGAAAAGGCTGAGACAATTCTTAAGGCCGTTAAAGAGCATTTTCTTACGAATAATCTTTTCCGCGCTTTATTCCCTGAACTGTGTCCCCCCGCTGGAACCACCCCCAAACAATTCGGTAATGCGGGGAAGTTTTCAGTAGCAAATATTAATAAGTGGCGCAAAACCCCCCGAAGAGAAGATTCGGTTATGGCGGCGGCACTTGAGGCAGGTTTGGCGGGATATCACTTTGAGGTTATGAAATTCTCGGACGTTGTTGATACGGAGAATTCGGAAAACGAAGACCAATGTATAAAGACTATTCATAAGTTCGGGCAGAGTAAGTATCTACTTGTTGACCCCAGTTTGCACTATATAGACACGGAGGGAACGAGGTACCATTTTGCGGATCTTTACGGAAAGATCATTGAAGACCATAAGGTAGATTTGGCGGATTGCGGGGGAGATGAATCTAAGGCCGCTTGGGATATTTATTGCCGGGGGATTTTCAAAGTTCGCAAAAACGACGCGGATATGAAGTTCACCCCCGATGAACTTGAACTCCCCCCAATCTTAGGGCCTGATGGGAAAAGAATCCCATGGGATGTCCCCAGTGAACCTAAGCGTTTTCCTCTCCAGGGATTAGAGCGCGAAGAACGTATTGATCCCGCGAACTTTTCAGCCCAGATGCGAAATGTGCCATTTTCGGGGCGTTCGGGGGTAAGTGATTTTATTCTCGCCACAAATGCGGAGGGGAAAAAAGACCTCCCAACAAAGAACGTAATCCCCGGAAAGGCATATGACAAAATCCCTATGTCATATACCATAGTCTCCGTAGACCCCGCCGAAACTACCACAGAGCGGAGTAACCATACCGCGATTTGTGTGGCCACTCTTGATCGTCACGGGCGAGTGTATATAAAAGACATAATTATTGGTAAATGGAACCCTACGGATGTGGGGAGGCAGATTTTAGCCGCCTGTGATAAGCATTTGCCCGAGTACCTTTGTTTGGAGGAGGTTTCAGCGACAAGAAATCTCCTTCCGTATATCGCGCGGGAATGGGATCTTGGGTATAAGCATCATCGACCGACAGTTAAGTTTAACAAGCGCGATACCAAGTTGAAGAAGGAGGAAAAGATCCGCCTCAACCTTCATAGTCCATTTGAAATCGGCGACCTACGATTTGTTTCCGACCGAATTGATCCCGTAGGATTTAATCACTTAATTCTTGAACTGTCTCAATTCCCGAAAGGCGGAAAAGACGATATCTTGGATGCACTTTCTGAAATCTACGCCGCTCGAACATGGTTTGGCCAAGAATTCGCTCGCCCCCAAAAACCGGGGGAGTTCCTAATCCATCATATTGATCCGGGGTTTGTGCGGATGTATCAAGAAGCGGCGTTTAAGGCCGAGTTTGACGGGGAGGAGTTATTTCCAGACCCCAGGGAACAAAAATCCGCCCCGACTTTCCCAACAATTTCTCCCTCGCAGCTTAATGATTATTATAAAAAAGTGGGCGGGTTATAATAGAAAGAGATAGATAAAGAATGCCGGATATAAAGTACCCCGCCGAAGTTCCGTATGTTGATTTAGCCACAGAACCCCTTGCACTTGCGCAGAAGCAACTTTCTGATGCGTATATGCTGACGACGGTTCTTAGGACGTTTGATTTTTACCAAAGTTATCGACGTACCCATGAGTCGCGGTGGAACCTTCATGATCGGCTTTATTATGCGTTTGTTCCCGAGAGGTTGTGGCCAGGGAGTTCGATTCCGCGAGCGTCCCTGGGAAGTCACTTGATTTTTGAGCAAATCATGGGGGCATATCCACTTATAGCTCAAGCGCTTTTTAGTCAACCAGAATTCTTTTCTATTGAGGCAAGTTTCGGGGGAGACCCCAAAGCGGCACGCGCCCAACAAGCTCATATGGAGTATGCCCTTAACAAATCTTGTGGGGCAAGGGGCAGTTCGTTAGAGAATGAATTCATGTCCGGTTGTCTTTCCGCACTTTTATATGGAAACGGCGGGGTAATTGTAGAGTATAATTCCGAATTGCAGGCCCCCGATATTCAGTGGATCGACACCAGAGATGTGTATGTAGATCCCTCTGCCTCAAAATCCTCGATACAAGCCGCCGATTCGGTTATTGTCCGCAAACTGATGAGCATCAAGCAAATCGCGGACCTTCGAAGTGACCCCCGAATGACTGTCCCCTCCAACGAAGAATTGTATGGGCTTAGCTTTAACTTCCAAACCCGAATGGTGGATGGAACAAAACAGATTCAGGAAGGGCTAAGGGGAAATGATTATAACCCCGCGTTTTATGCCAACAAACCCTTACCTGACGACAAGCAATTGGAGGTTTTGGTTTATTATTCCAAAAGCCAAATCACGTGGGTTTTGAACGGAAAGTACGTTTTGTTTAATGAGCCAAATATTTATGGCTTCATTCCCTTGGCATTCATGGGGGCGTACCCAGTCCCAGGGAGATTCTATTGCATGTCAATTGCCGATGTGCAGATGGATAATCAGCGGTATATTGAGGGGATCTTCAATACTCGTTTAGACAACCTTACCCTTCAACACTTCCCTCCTCGATTCATGCAACGCGGGGGAAATTTCATGCCCTCCAGTCAAACCTGGGGACCGGGAATGGTTATTCAGGTGGATGACCCCAAGAACACCTATGTCCACAACACCCCCGATGTGACCTCGAATGTTTTCCAAGAACTGGGATTTATCCGCCAAGACGCAGATCGGGCAACTGGATTGGGTGGCATGGTTAGCGGGATACCCACGCCTAGTAATGCCAACCGGACGGCTCAAGGGGTGAATGCCCAACTTCAGGGTAGTTCGCTGAGACTTTACCCCATTATTAACCACGCTGAATATGGAATGATTATCCCCGCAATTGGGATGGCTGTAAAGATGACCCGGATGCACATGGACCGGACGGGGAATCTTCCGGGGGTAATCCGCAACCCCGATAATCCCGAACAAACCGAGCAAGTTGGGGTTACCCCCGAAGCCTTCATGCAGGATAGCAAGGTTGAGGTGAAAGCTGCCTCTAAGATGCTTTCAAGGGACCGGATTATGCAGTATTTCCAGACCCTGAGTCAGAGTTTGTTTACCTCGCAGTTCCAAGCGGAGTTGGCAAAAAATGGGGAGACTTTGGATTTTGAAGAAATCTTAGCCTGTCTGTATGACGCCACGGGGATGAATCGGAAATATAAGTTTGTCCGTAAGTATTCCCAAGAGGAGATCCAAGCGCAGCAGGAACAACAGAAAGCCCAAGCTCAAGCGCAACAAACCCCACAAGAAATGCAACTCAAGCAGATGGATCAGCAGACCAGATTGCAACTCGGGCAGATGAAAAAGGAAACTGAGCATGAGAAAAACATGGTCGATGCTCAGAAAAACCAACCCAACCCGATGGAACTCCAGATCGAACAGCAAAAGGCCGAGATGGAGAAAAAGATGAAGGAATTCGATCTCCAAATCAAGGCTCAAATGGCACAGTTGGATTTCCAGATTAAACAAATGGAAATGCAGATGAAAGCCAAGGAATCGGAGATGAAGATCCAGTCTGATCAGCAAAAAATGGCCAATGACGCACAAATGATGCAAATGAAAGGCGCGATGGAAGACGCCAAAAACCGCCAGCAAATGGAGCGGGATACCCAAAACCACCAAATGCAGCAACAAATGATGGCGTCACAACATGAGCAGACTATTCGCCACGGGGAAGAGGATCACAAATACGCTTTGGAAAGTACCCAAGAAATGGGGAAGGCTAAGGTGGATTCCTTAAAGATGAAAGCCGCCGCCAAACCGGAACCCAAAAAAGGGGTGTAGTATAATAATTATATGAATGAATCGCCCTTAGCCTCGCTTTCCCCCGAACAGCTTAAGTCCTTGGTGGTTCTAAACGACTCAGATGGATTCAAGCTTTTACTCTCAATCCTAGAAGTAGATTTACGTCGTTCTACTGAGAATCTAAAAATTATCAGTGGAAATCGGGAAGTCGATCTTCAACGCCTCGAATACTGGCGGGGGCAAGGATATACAACCCAGTTTTTGCAAAATCTCCCTGTGGTTGTGGAATTTGAGAATAAACGCCGGGATGAGTTGGAAACCGCAATGACAAATATGGGAGAGATTTTTCACAACCCCCATCCGTCGATGATGATTAATTCTACGGGTAATCCCTTCATGGTAAAATAAAGAAGAAAACCCTTTCAAGAAAGAGAATTAGTAAAAATTTATGACTCCTGGTGGACTTTCCCCCGAAATTCAAGAAATCCTGAATAAATATGAACAAGCGCCGGTGCCGGGTGGGAACCTTGTAAATTCCCCCTTTACCCTAAAACTTGGTAACCAAGAATACGCAGTTAATAGCCCCGAAGAAGCCCAGCGGATTTTGGATCACTCTTTGACTCAAGCCGGAACGATGGTTTCGCAGCTTGAAAACCAAGTTCGGGCGCTTATGGCTGAAAAGGCCGCGTTGGAAGCTCAAAAAACCACGCCCCCCGAAAAGACCGATCCGGTGAAGCCGATGAATATGGACAGTATGGAGTTTTTGGGAAAATTGGCGGAGGGTAACCCCGGAAATGCAATTGTTGAACTAGCCCAAAAGGACCCTAAGATTGCTCAGGCGATTCTTGAGAGTTCCCCCCAATTTAAGGAATTGACCGAAAGGCTTGAACTGAATAGCTTTAAGGAAGCACATCCATTTTATGCCGCCGATCAGCGGACTTTGGAGGGGCTTAAAACCATTCTAAAGCAGAATAATCTCCCGCTGAATGCCAAGACTTTGGAGCTTGCAGTTGGACATGCGGTTAATCAAGGTTGGTTGCCCCATGAACAGGTAATTCGGCAGCAGCAACAGCAACAGTTTTTGGCTATGCAGGCACAACAGGCACAGCAAGGGCAGCAATTTAATACCCCTCACCCCCAAAATTCGCAAAACCAGAACGTTATTCCCTTCCCCCAACAGAACAATAATTCTTACGCTCCCCCTCCTAGGGTAAACGGCGGGGGAAACCAAGGAATGCCGAGTATTGAAGACCGCGTTACTCAGTTGTTTCAAAACAACAATTACTCGGCTGAACAAATGAAACAAATGCTTATGCAACTTCAGAACCAAGGAATTAGTTAAGCTGAAATTTGTAAAAATCCCCAGTTTTCCCTCCAGTGAAAAAGAACTCCAGGACTTTAAAGACCTTGTGTTTCTCCCCAAAAACATCGGGGCGTTTTATCGTAAGGAACTTGTTGCAGGAATTATTCCCTCCGATGGCTCCTCCATTAAGCCCTGGAGGGATAATGCCACGGTTTGGAATCCTGGGAAGGAAACCTTTGAGTATATTTTCCAAAAGGGAACGGTGGAACTGGAAATTCGCAGTCTTCCGGGGGATGCGGGGAATCAGATTGTGGATGCCAAAAACCTCATGGAACTTGAAGGCACCTATTCAGGTAAGGCCATTAAGTTTTACGTTGATCGGTTTCTGAAGTCTGGGGGGAAAGAATTTTCCAAGATCCCCAAGCTGGTGAAGGTGGAATTGAATCGTGCAGAGGCTAAGAAGTTGAATCTTTCCGCCCCACTTTCGGGGGAACTTCCCAGCGATCTTTACCCCGTAGCTTTGCCCTTTGATGACAGTCATATTAAGACCACACTTAATCCCAATGTTGCGTTCCGCTTCACTCCCTCTGGGGATGTCGAAGGGTTTGATATTGATGAATATGACCATGAATTTCCCCTTGTGGTAAATTCCTCGGGACTTAGCGATCAAGAACTAATCGACTCGGTTGAGGGGATTTTGGCTAGTCCCTTGAGTTTGGGGGAAAAAGCCAAAGCTATCAGATTAATTACTAAGTAAATAATTATGATACAATTAAATAGAGATAGGAGAAATTAATTAACTCATGGCTATGTATCCGACGGGAATGGATTCCAGATCAACTGGATTGGCGCACCACAGAAGTACTTATTACTCGGCGAAAGCGCTCGATCAATTGAGATTTGTGTTTCGCTTCGGCGAAGAGTGTTACGATGACATGATTCCGAAGCGTAATGGACGCTCTATCCAGTGGTACCGCTGGGATGCCCTGAGTGCGGATACGACTCCTTCCCAGGACGGTACGGTTCCCACGTCGGGCACTGTGTCGAATAACATTCTTGGTGCCGAGTTGAGCCAGTTTTCCAATTTTATCTCCGCGTCTAGTTTTATTGTCGATACCGGGATTGACGCCTTGGTGGAGGAGATGTCCGATAACCTGGGTTACAAGGCCGGTCAAACTGTGGATCGCATTACTCGCGACGTGATTGATCTGTATAATTCCTCGGTGACTGTGACCCTCTTTGGCGGCTCCTCGGGTTACGCAACCGCTGAGGACCTTCGCGGCGGAGTTGCTCGGTTGGACGGTATTAATGCCCGTCGATTCCCCGATAATGACTACCACGTGATTCTCCATCCGTATACCATGTTCGATATTATCAACGATCCGGCTGCGAACGGCTACGCTGATATCTTTAAGTATTCCTCGCCTGCCCCCGGTTTGGCGAATGGCGTTAACCCCCGTGCCGCGAATACCGCGAGTTTTGGCGGGGTAAAGTTGCGGACGACTACCAACGTTAAGGTGACCTCGGGTTCCCCCAATACCTACCGCATGTATATGTTCTCGGAACGTGCGATTGGTAAGGCGTCGCTTGAAGGTTGGAAGCCCTCGAATGTCATGGACCCGCTGAAGGAGTCCTTTAAGATTAATGTCATCCCTGGGAATAAGTTTCAACTGTTTGACCCCACTGCGGAAATCGGGGGCATGGTTTCTTACAAGTTCGCGTATGTCGCGGTTCCCCTGGACGGCCCTTATGGTACTGGTTCGGATAACTACCGCTGGATTACCTGGGATTGTGCCACGAAGTTGGGACTCTAAGGAATAAGGAAAAGGATTTAATAAAAAATGGCAGATAGAATTCAACTCACGAATGATCGAAATACCTCCGCACAGATCGCGGGGTACAACTACCACGAATCTACTCATATGTTTGCCTTGGCCAATGAATCCTCGGCCTTGACGGGTTCAGCGACTCTTGTTCCGGTTTTTATTGCCCCCGACAACGGGCGAATTATCGACTTTTATATCGGCGTTGTGACTCCGGCGATTTCAGCCTCAGGTTTTGTCTCCGGTAATGTTTCCGCAGATGTTAGGATTAACTCCGCCCCGGTTTGTTCCACCCAGCCCCAGATTGTTGGTCCCCTGGGAAGTGCGGGGGCGGCAGGGCGACAGACGACTAATACTACTTTTACCTCGGCTGCGGGTAAGCCTAGTCCGGTTAGTGCGGTGATTAACGCTGCTTCGGCGGTGTTTTCGGCGGGCGATGCGATTAGTATTGACTATAATATGGTCAGCGGTGGCTCGGCTGCTGCTGGTACTGCGGGCAAGGGTCTATATGTGGCGGTGAAAGTTCGTTACGCTGCTAGGTAGTTTTCAACAACGCATTTGTGAATTTCAATAACCTCCACCCAATGTTCGGCGTTATGAACCGGACTTTTATCAACCATACGGCTCTAACCTCAGGCTGCGTTAGGGCCGTTTTCCTTTCTATATGTCCCAAAAAATATCAATAATTTCCTCACGATTTCTTGAACCTTGGCATAATTTGTCCCCCTGGGAAACTGGTCAAGGAGGATCAGAACTTACCGCGATTTATCTTCATAATTATTTGGAGAAGCGAGGATACGAGGTTAATTCTTACGTCCCTTTACCTAATAATTATGTAGCCCCCAAAAATTGGCACCACTTTGATAATTTCGAAGTTGGGGGGCAGGACGAGAATTATATCCTTTTCCGAAATGCAGAAATGCTGGATAAATTCCCCGAAGGATTTAATATTATTTTCGTAGCCCAAGACGTGGGATACCCCGAACTCACCGAAGACCGGGGGAAAAAACTCACCAAATACGTCTGTCTTTGTAAAGACCACGTAGAATATACCAAAAAACACTACCCTTGGTTGGGGGAAAAGATCGTTCTTTCCTCCAATGGGATTGATGTTGATCGGATTTTGGCCACCCCCCAAGTTTCAAGGAATCCCAACAAAATTATTTACACTTCGTCTCCTGATCGGGGACTTAAGCTGATTTTGGAAAACTGGTTTAGAGTCTTGGAGCGCCATGCTGAGGCAGAATTGCACGTGTTTTATGGGCTGAATAATGTGGATGAACTTTATAGGCGTTGTGGTAGTTGGTATGGAGAGTTTTCCCAGGAAATCAGATATTTATGTAATCAGAAAAATATCTTCTTTAAGGGACGAACTCCTCAGCAGGAATTATACAAGGAAATTAAATCGTCTAACGTAGCTTGGTACCCGAATTGCTTTGACGAAACTTCGTGTATCTCGTGTATGGAGTGGCAAAGTTTGGGGGCAGTTCCTATCGCGAATGAATTATGGGCGTTGAAGGACAATATTCTGCACGGATTTAAAACTCTTAATAAACCCCAGGCAAATGAGCTTGCAAAACATCAACAACTTGATTGGTTGATTTATTGCCTGAAGAATCCTGATATCTCGTGGAGAGAACAGATGATGCAAGACGCGATTAAGAAGTTTGATTTTAACAATTTTGTAAATCAATATGAAAGTTGGTTAATTTAATGCTTATTACGGAAAATTGTGTAGGCACAATCGCGGGGATGTACGCAGATACTTTGAGGGGTAAATTCCACCAATCCTTTTCCCGAATGCTTTTGTATACGCAGAAAAAATTGTGCAAAAACCCCGAAGATTTCCTTAATGTCGAGTTCGGCCAGTGTTCTTATCACCAACTTGGGCGGAACACCTTAGCCGAGCAAATCCAAGGTCCGTGGCTGATGTACTTCGATAGCGACCATATGTTCCAAAGTGACATTGTTCTTCGGCTACTGTCTTTGGCGGAGAAAAACAATGCTAAGGTGATTTCGGGTATTTATCAAACCAAGTTCCCCCCGCACAACCCTGTAGCCTGCGTTTGGACCTCAGACGGCAATAAAGCCTATCCTATTCAAGATTGGAACCGGGAGAAAGAAGTTTTGCAACTTGACGGTGCAGTAGGCGGGGGATGTTTGCTGATATTTAAAGAAGTTTTTGACCGCATCCGCGAGGAACTCCACGAACAACCTTTTACCGAATATAACGGACTTAGCGAAGACTATAGTTTCTGTCACCGCTGCAAACGCCTTGGAATTCCTATCTACCTCGCCCCCCGAGTCGAATCTCATCATCTTGTGGACCACGCCTTGAGTATCGAAGACTACACTCCCCCACCCAAGGAGACTCTCCGTGGTATATGAACATCAGATAAGCAGTCTTTATAGACTAAAGGCTAAGGGAATAAACCCACGAATAATTATCGACTGCGGATGCGCGGTTGGGGATTGGAGCGAAGTTGCAAGAGGGATTTTTCCCGAACCCCCAATCTATGCCTTTGATGTGATTTCCTATGAAGGAACTGCCGTTAAACTTCC